GCTGTCCCCGGAGATGTGCCGCTGGCGGTGCCTGTCCGTGAGACGTTCATCCCGCCCATCACCGACAGGTGTCTGGTCCTGACCGACGACTGCGGCCGTGAGGTCGTGTCGTACCGAGCAGACAAGCGCTACGTCGATGCGATGTTTGGGGACGAGGCCCAGCGGATCAACTTCCTGTCGCCCATGGACATGCGTCGTCTGACCGTGGAAGACCTGGAGGGCAACGGCAACGACCACCGGCTCGACAACCTCAAAGAGTTCATGCGGATGCTGGTCGCAGCCGCACGACTGTGGGAGAACTGATGAACAAGTGGCGTACTCAAGACATCACGGTCTACACCCGACTGCCTGACGCACCGACCAACGANGAGGGCGGTGCGTACCAGGTCATGTCCCGCAAGGTGCGNTGCTTCGGTCAGTTGGCGGTCCATCCGCTGCAGATCGTCGACTACACCATCAAGGACAAGGAGCACCCCTCGACCTGGGAGGTGACGTTCGGACACAAGTCCANCGACAAGCGATGGAAGTTGACGCACTGGCCCTCGGGTCTGGTGTTCAGCAGCGGCAGCCATGGCCANGGCTACAAGCGCAAGTCCAACGCCATGCGTGTGGCNGAGCAGATTGACGAGCGCTTCGGCGACGTNCTTCGCTCACTGCCGACCACCGGACCTGCCGATGCCATGGTCAAAGCCCTGATGGACCATCCGCTGTACGACGACCTCCTCGAGTTCAAGCATGCGCTCGAGGACAAGTACGGCATCAACCGTATCGTCAAGGACTAATCATCAGACCGCGCACCTGCTCGGACGGTGATGCGTTGCAGACGGTCGTGGAAGTCTCTGTCGACAGACGAGAGTTCGATGACCGCAGCAGCCTGCTGCTGGTTGGAGTTGCCCTTCCCGGTGCTCTTGTCCAGCAGCCCCGTCCGGTCGAGGATGTCCTGCGCGGCCTTCAGCCTGACCGACCCATCAACATCGGGGTCGTGCGCCAGGCTGACGATGACCTGCAGCATGTCGTTCGCACGGTTCTCGAGAGTCGAGCGAAGTTGCCTGCGCCGCAAGTCATCGCCATCTTTCAGCGCCTTCTGCGCGGCCTTGTCAGAGGTCACCATGCGCCAGGCAACAGAGATGGGAAGGTCGAGATGGTTGGCAGCCTTGCCGACTGTGATGCCCGCACGCAGCAACTCCCGGAGGGCACCAGCCTTCTCCGGGTCGTTCAATGCTCGGTCCTGCTCTTGGAGCCGGGCGAGCAACTGTGCGGGCTCTGGGATGTTCTCGGAGTCAGACATGGGGTGAGTATACCTTGTTTGACAGTTGTGTGCGCGGTCGCTAACCTGTGCTATGCGGTGCAGATGTGCGCCGTGAGGAACGTAATGTCTAACAAAACCACGGGCGGTATTCCCGAGCAACCAGAAGTACCGTATGAACCCAAGCGAGGAAACTGGGCGACAAGCCTGCTTCTTATCAGTTGGTTCGTATGGAACGCCTATTGGAACTGGAAAGGTGGACCATGAACGACACATACTGCAAGATTTCAAGCGACGAAGTGGTGGAGCGGATCGGCCGCTTCATGACCGACACTTCAAGACTCCCGAGTGTGAGCGTCAGCGAGATTGCCTACCGCCCTGAGTTCGACGACTTGTTCGAGGACTTTGTCGGTGAGCGTCGGCGCTGGATGGAACTCGGAAAGATGCTGGCCGAGCACGGCTGGCAGCACAAGCGGATGCGCTCGCTCTTCTTCCAGGGCGACGGCGACTACGTCAACAAAGTGACCGCCCGGTGGTTCCCACCGGCGAAGGAGGGCTGAATGGCTCGTGATGGAAAGTTCATGCGGATGATCAACTACGGCAAGGTCTATCGACCCACCAGCGAGGCGATCGATGATGCCATCGCCAGCGGTGAGTCTTATCGACAGGTCGCCGAGGAGTTGGCGTTCGCACTTGCTACGGTCTGCGACGCTGGCGACATCGACCTGCAGGTGGCGAAGGATGTCATCGACACCATCGCCAAGGTGCAGCACGCCGCTCACATGTACACATCGCAGGCCACCGGGGAAGCATGAGAAAGTTCTGGGTCAGCATGTTCGACAACCTGTTCCGCACTGATGCTGACACTCGACAGTTGTCGCTTGCGCAACTGGTCGAACTGCTGGCCCAGCCCGGTGAGGCGTTCCGTGTCAACGACAAGCGGACGTTGCCGCAGTGGAGTCCCACTCGGTTCCAGCCGCCCAAGCGCAAGAAGGCCAACGCCATCGAAGCCTCTTGCCTTGTCCTTGACTACGACGATGGCACGACCACCGACGAGGCACTCACCACCTGGGGACAGTGGTGTGTGCTTCTGCACACGTCCTGGTCGCACCGCCCGGAGGCTCACCGCTTCCGGGTGGTGCTGCCCTTGGATCGAGACATCACCAAGCAGGAGTACCCGACCGCATGGCGATGGGCGGAAGAGCACTGCAGCAAGGTCATCGACAGGAACTGCAAGGACATCAGCCGAGCATGGGTCATGCCTGCGTGTGACCTCGAGGACTACGAGCAGCAGAGCCGATACGACTTCCGCTTCATCGAAGCGCCGTTCCTGCGGGTCGATGACATTCTCAAGTGGGCACCCATCGACAACGTCGTGCCGCTGCCAACCGTAGTCACGCTGCGCGACATGCCCGACTACCGTGGCCTGCGCAGCCTGCACCTTGACCCCGACGCAAGAGCGGAGGTCGGCCACGCCCTGGGCGGTGTCGTCAGCGACGAGGCTGTCCGCCTGGTCGAGTGTCCTCGCTGCCGCCGTGAGGCTGTGTGGTGGTGGCTCGACCCGACCCGTCAACTCAATGCCTACTGCAACCACCGCAAGAGTTGTGGATGGAAAGGACCCATCGCTGCTCTCGTGGAAGACATCACTGACTACAAGGAGATGGAACAGTGACCGCTCCATTCTCTCCTCTCAAAGACCAACCTCACTACATCTACCGAGCGACCGGACGTGTGGGAAAGATCCTCGCTCGTGTTGAAGAACAACTACCTGGCGTGCTGGCGTACGGACACTTCGCTCGAGACCGTCGCTGGTACCGCATGACCAAGGACCTGCGCGACAACCCGAGCGCCCAGGTCAATGAGTACGACTACTACAAGGCGTTCGTTCCGCTCAACGCTGCATGGCTCTTCGAGCACGCCATGGCCGGAGCGAACATCACCTACAAAGTCGAGCACTCCATCAACGTGAACGACATCTTCCCGTGGCCTGATTTGAACCCGGATGGGCTGGCCATCATGGGCGACTACGGGCGGCGTGTCGTACGGACCATGATTGAACGGGGAGAGGTCAAGCCCTTCGTCGAAGACCTCATCACCGACTACCAGGCCCGCGGCGTGTACTGGGCATCGACTCGACCCTGGTCGAAGTTGGTCTACCCCTGCGGTGCCGGCAAGACCCTGACGTCCATCCTGTCCAGCCTGACACACCAGGGTCCGGTGTGCGTGGTTGCCCCCGCCAAGGCTCGCCGAGTCTGGTGGGACCAGGTGCAGGAGTACACCAACATCATCCCTCACCGCGTCATCCCCAAGGGTCAGATGCGGCGCGGTGACCAGACCCTCGAGGGATACCTGGCCGAGTGTCGTGAAGCGAAGCGTCGACCGTTCGTGGTGTTCGGTGCGCAGTCTCTGCCTGACTACGTCGGTGATGTGGCTGCGCTCGAGCCGACCGTCCTGGTCATCGACGAGTTGCACACCTTCGGACAGCCGAAGCGGTGGAAGGCCATCTTCAACAGCAGCGGCGAGGTCGAGTTCGAGAAGCGTCGAACCAAGACCGAGACGCGTGAGACACGTGCAGTCGCTGCGATGGACGTGAGCCGACTGCCTTCTCTGCAGTTGCGCATCGGCCTGACGGCCACGCCGCTCGACGATGGACGGCCTCGCCGGCTGTGGAGTCAGTTGGACCTGCTTGCCCCTGGCGCGTACGGCATGGGCTTCGGCTCGTTCGCCAAGCGGTACTGCGCTGCGAAGGAAGGAGAGTACGGTGGCCTGGACGACAAGGGCAGCAGCAACATCGATGAACTGAAGTACCGTGCCTCCTACATGATGCAGGAGGTGACGCACACCGAGTCGCACGGTCAGTTGCCAGCGACTCGAGTGCAGGTGGTGTGGCTCGACCCGTCGGACCAGAACCGACCCGGTGCCTTCAAGCGACTCATCGCCAAGGCAGAGAAGGAGGCGCTCGCCTCGCACAGCGAACTCGACCAGGAGCGTGCGCTCGAGGCGAACCTCATGGAGGCAGCCAGTCGCAAGCGCAAGTACGTCATCGAGGAAGTCCTCGAGGGTTTGCGTGGTGGCGGAAAGGTCGTGCTGTTCACGGCACGTCGCCAGGACTGTGAAGACTGGGCCTCGTACATCGAGAAGGCTCTGACCAAGGAGGTCAAGCAGAAGAACTTCGGTGGCCGCATGCCCACCATGTGGTGGGGCCACGGCGGCACGGACGAGCGTGAGCGTGAGGACATGGTCGCGACGTACCGGAAGCACGAAGGGCCGTGCCTGCTCATCGGTACGGGACAGGCATTCGGTGAGTCAGTCGACGGTCTGCAGACCTCAGACCTCGCCATCTTCGCCATGCTGCCTTGGCGGCCCGGTGACTTCGAGCAGTGGAAGGGGAGGTTCGATCGCATCGGTGGTCGACCGACACTGCTCAAGGTGGTCTTGGCCAGGAAGTCCTACGACGAGAAGGTCGCAGGCATCCTGGCTGACAAGATCACTCCCATCAAGGAGTTCCTGGCTGCGGAGCAGTACCAGGGCATGGACGACAAACTGCTTGGCATCGACGACCATGACCGCATGAAGGCGTCGGTGTTGAGCGCACTCTTCGGGGAAGAAGAATGAGAGATGCAACCATCATGGCCGCGAGCGGAGTCACGATGCTGGTGCTGTTCAGCGTCTTGTCTGCAGCCAACGCTTCCCGGCTCAACGACATCGAAGCGAAGGTCGATGCACGCAACAACCTTGTGAGCGGCAAGGCCAACTACATGCCGGGAGCAGCCTGCGTCATTGCGACGTCGGCTGAGCAGACTCCGGCCGACATCATCAACTACGCCAGGGCGTGTGCGAAGGCGCACGAGGACTGGCTCAAGGAGCAGCAATGACCAACCCCATTCTCATCGACACCGGTCGAAGCACGACAGGCTGGTCCTTCTGGGGACCTGCCTTCACCTGTGACCGGCTCTGGTTCATCATCAACGTCAAGCAGCGTGAGTTCATCAACGCTGAAGCCCTGACCATGGGGTCGATGGGCCACACGATCCTCGCCCACTACTACGCCCAGTTGGGTTGCAAGCAGGGCGGCTTCGAGTATGAGGGCGAGCATGTTGCCGATCCCGATCACTTGACTGGCTCAAGGAGCAACAATGACCAACCCCATTCTCATCGACACCGGTCGAAGCACGACAGGCTGGTCCTTCTGGGGACCCGCCTTCACTTGTGACCGGCTCTGGTTCATCATCAACGTCAAGCAGCGTGAGTTCATCAACGCTGAAGCCCTGACTATGGGGTCAATGGGTCACACGATCCTCGCCCACTACTACGCCCAGTTGGGTTGCAAGCAGGGCGGCTTCGAGTATGAGGGCGAGCATGTTGCCGATCCCGATCACTTTCTGCCTCCAGAGGAAGCAGTTCGAGAGTGGGCCCGCCTTCGAGAACTCGAGGGAACAGAGGCCACTCCTTACCTCGCAACCATCTTCGACCTGTACCGGCGGTACCTGCAGAAGGAGCCGCACGTTTCTGACCAGGTGGTCGCCGTGGAGCACCAGGCGAAGTTGACCCTGGGGCTCAACCACGAGGGCGTGTTCGGCCTGTGGATCGACAAGAACCTGTCGGAGCCGCGGCTGCTCGACTGCCCTGGTCTCGAGGAGCCTGTGCCCGGAGTGCCTGGACTGCAGCACGGCAAGCCCATCGAGGTGACCAAGCGGTTCGACCTCGTGATGCGGCACAGCGCTGATGGTCGCACCTACATCTGGGACCACAAGGTGACCGGTGGCAGCGTGAGCAAGAAGCGGGCTGAGCAGTACTCGATGGACGGCCAGTTCGCTGTCAACCGCATCATGGGTCGTCAGTTGTACGAGGACTTCGGCGGAGTCATCCTGAACCTGGTACAGCGGCGCAGCCCCTGGACGGTGAGCCGGCAGCACGTGCCGCCCACCCCCTGGCGAGACGAGCAGTTGTGTCGCCAGATTTACTCGAAGGCTCACTCGCTGGCGAACCAGTTGGTGAACTACAAGCGCCACTACATCACCGAAGGTGATTGGCAAATGACCCAAAACGAACTGGTCTGCTACCACCGCTACGGCAAGTGCGGTGCGTTTGACTTGTGCCAGTACGGACCGGAGAGTGAGTGATGCCCTACTGGACAGGTGACGGTACTGATGCTGCGCGGCGACGACGTGCCCGACGAGGGTTCTCCTCGGGGGCTATCGGCGAAGTGGTCGAGGAGGGCGTCTGGAAAGGCTACCGCTCTGGGCCCGAGCGGAAGTATCGAGTATGGCGTTCTGTCCACGAGGGTGTCGTTCGGCTCTGGGTTTTCATCGACTCGGGGTCCAAGCGCAAGCCGTACAAGCCGGCTCGAGAGTACGACATGAAGTGGCTGCGCAAGCAGAAGAAGCGCGGCCACGCCTTTGCCACGACCGAAGAATACGTCGAGCCCGAAGTATGAGGTTCGCGTTTACAGTTCGCCCCGACTGTAAACAACAAACAGGCCCCGCCGGCTGAGATCCGTGTGTTACAGTCGGCGAGCCTTTCGGGGCACTACCACAACAACAACATCACTGGAGGCGACCATGGCGCATGCCACGGTCATGGGTATGGTCTTCGGCCAGCCCAAGCGCATGAAGACCTCTATGGTCGCGAGCGCATTCCCCAACGCCCTATGGATTCCGGGCGAGGGAGTGAACGCGATCAAGAGCGTCACGCAGAACGAGTGGGGCTTTGAGCCCACCGTGTACGAGCATCCGGTCAGGACGCTTGTAGACCTGCTCGACCTACTGACCATGCTTGAGGAGCAGGGGCTCGTTGATTCCTACCCGGCAGTCTGTGTCGACGGGATGACGGCTCTGTGCGAGACGAGCCTGAGGTTCTGGCAGGACAACCCCAAACTCACCAACAGCGGCAAGGTCGACAAGTTCTGGCCGTACCAGCAACTCAA